CTATCTCACTTCAAAGGCGACTCTATTGCGAAATGGAGAAAAAAAGTCGGCGAAGAAGAAGCGAACAAAATCTCGGCACGAGCAAGCCGCCGAGGTACAAAATTCCATTCTCTTATGGAATCTTATATCTCTAATCAGGAAGGGTTCCTTGACGATAAAGTAATGCCTGATATGAAGCACGCCTTTAATCAGTTTATACCCATATTAGATAGAGTTGATAATGTTCACTACTTGGAAACTATGCTTTATAGCGAAATTCTTGGTCTTGCTGGTCAGGTGGATTGTATTGCCGAGTATGATGGCATCCCTTCTATTATTGACTTTAAAACATCTTTAAAGCCTAAGAAAGAGGAATGGATTCTAAACTATTTTGAACAATGTACCTGTTATTCTTTGATGTATGAGGAGATGACAGGCATTAAAGCAAAACAGATTGTGGTTATGATCGCCGTTGATCACCACGAACCACAAGTGTTTGTCCGTAACCGTAAAGATTATATACCAGAGTTGGCTCGAAAGGTAAGGCAGTTTAGAGATGAGACAATTATCTAAAACCTGTTATGTGTCCGATGACAATTATGTGGCTTGTGCCGCATCTACTGATGGTCGTTTCGCATACCTTGAAAACGATCCAACTGGTATGAAGATATTGAAAGTGGTACCAACACTGGCTGAAGGTAAAGAGTTAGTGTTAGACTATGAAATGGCCATGAAAGAGTTTTGGTCAGTCTTTAAATGAAATCTCTACACATTGGAAACGTAGCTGGTCAGGCTAATCTCAAAGGTAAGAAGTATAAACTCTTATCATGCAAGTGCTGTGTGGTTCAAGACTTTCGTGGTAAAGAAAGAACCAAAGAAGCAAAGAAGGAAATAGGAGAATACAAATGAAGAAAGTTTATCTTGCAGTCGCATTGGTGTGTCTTAGTCTTGGGTTATCAGCTTGTGTCGCCACAACGGTCGGTAAATGCCTTCTCCTCGACAATACCTCAACACCTTGTCATTAAAGAGCCGCCAACTCCTTGGATAGAGGAGTTTGAGAATGAGATAGACGCTGAATGATTATTACCCGTGATATTATCCGTGATGATGCTACATTCAACGGCTATTCTAAACAAGACTTATGTGAGTTTATCAACTATTGGAAGATCAATCTTATAGACCGTGGTGCGAAGCCTGGTGATAAGATTGGTCTTTTGTTTGACAATACACAGATACATTACTATGCTCTAATCTTTGCTGGCTTTGAATTGGGTATGCGTGTCGTTACATTGCACCGACCTGATAATGAGAAGCAATGTCAATCACCAAAGAGCAATGCTCACCTTCCACTGGACTACTTCGTTTATCTGAAACAGTATCTTGCCGCAACTGATACAAGTATGGGTGTTGTGCATTTCAGAAAGAACGCCAAGCAATGTATCAGCTATGGTCCTATGGAATGGAGGATCATGAGTGATACATTCCGCACAAAAGAAGAAACTCCAATATACGCCGAGCCAGATATGGTGGCCTTCTGTTGCACCAGTAGTGGTACGACTGGTGATCCTAAGCTAATAGGATACACACACGAGTTTCTATATAAACTTTGTCAGTATAATCGGAGTGCCCTCGGTTACGATAGAGACGACAAGATGGTTCATCTATCAAGCCTCAATCATGGTGGTGTTATCTCCCTGTTACTACCTGCTCTAATGACATGTAAAGAGCATTACTTTAAGGTATTCTCTCATGGTCGTGATCCTGTTGATACGCTTGTTGATGACTGTATAGACAAAGGCATAACCAAGGTATTCTTTTCTAATGGTGGTGAGGTCAACTGTTTCTTGGGCTCATTACACTGTCGCAATAAGAACCTACCTGATGCTTCTCTCTATCTACTCTCATTCATATCACCAAAGTGGAAGCCGATAGTTAAAGCTGGCCGTGTAAAGGATATCGTCAGCGTGTTTGGCTGCTCCGAGATATGTGGCCCAGTATTCTTACCTCGTTTGGATATACACAATGTAGATACATTTGAACCAACATACTTGGGTCACCCAACCACTGGCTTCTATGATACCCGAATAGTTGGTGATAGAATACACACGGTTGTGAATGTTAAAGAGTTTGTCTTTGATGATATTGTTCGTGAGGATGATGGTGTTCATTTCATATCTAAGACCAGACTATCCAAGATCAATGACATTGATATCAACCCATTAGATATCATATCCATATTGGAAGAGTTTGCCACAAGATATGTGTTCGAAGTCTATGTGGATGAGGTCTACAACGAACTATACATCATAACAAGTAAGGAAGACCTCGTGATTGATAAGGTGGAAAAGTTCTACTTCGGTAATGTTCCTGTCAAGATGATATATTACCCAAGTTTGCATTACACACGGGTCAACCACAAGGCAGACAGTGAGAAGTTAAAGGCTATTGTTGAGAAGCAAAGGAAGATTGACAAATGAAACGGCTTGTAGTATTATTGACAATGATTAGTGGAACAGCTATGGCATCGGATGACATATCATGCGAAAAGAAAGTTAGTGATAGCCATATCATCCACTGTAAGGCAAAGAAGGTGATGGATGTTTCGCTGGTTAACATTAATGGTGGTGAGTGTGTCGCTCCTGCATTTCACTGGCATGGTTCAGGTGGCTTCTCAATTCCCGGAACTAAAGAGTGCCACTATGTCAGTGCCGTTACCTTATCGATAGACGGACATAATAAGACTTTTGCTCCACTTTAGTCTTGACTTTTCAAATCAGATATGATATAAATACTATGCTTAGGTCGTTGAGAGACGAAATATAGGTTTCTTGGACGTGGGGGCAGTTCCCACCGCCTCCACCATAGATACACAGCCCAATGCTCCGGGACGTCATCCGGAGGGAGACAGACAACGGAGGGGTTTCGCAAATCCATGTGTCTGTAGAAAAGGGAAGCGACTGTGTGTCTATGATGGGGGCGATTCAGGTTCGACAGGATTCAGTAAGGTCGTAAGGAGACCGAAAGCAAATCGTAAATGCAAACGATAACAATGCATATGAGGCTTTCGCTCTAGCAGCGTAATCCTTTGGGTATGGGCTCCACCTCGAAACAGAACGGGCCCACTTCACGAAAGGATTTATTATGAGTGAGAAAGACAAATACACTGGTATGCGAGAGTTCAACTTTGCTCTAAGCACCAACGTCTATATCTGTGCCTTTGCTGGCATCTTTCTTGGTGCTATTCTTGGCTACTGGGCAACTGGTTCGATTGAGATCACCATCGCCTCTGCCGTCACAATCTCCCTTCTCTCTGGCATTTTTGGAATGTTTGTATGAACGCCGAAGATATCCAAAAGTTTAGTATGGCCATCGAGGAGATGGTCTACATGAAAGACATTCCTTACATTGATGCAGTTGTCATGTATTGCGAAGAAACAGGATTTGAGTTAGAGGTAGCCGCTAAACTTATCTCTGGCGTCCTCAAATCCAAGATCAAATTAGAAGCCGAAGACCTCCACTATCTTAAGAAATCAAACACCTCCCAACTCCCTCTATAATATGGTGATATGATGTTTAATAATGAAGAAGTCCATGTTATTAAAGAATCCAAGAGAGAAATCAAAGGCCAGATCAACTCCCGATCCCTTCTATGGAATGGCATCACTCGCAATGTTGTGATTGCTGGTGGTTTCTTTACCAGTGTGCTACAGAACAAACCTTTCAAGGACATTGATATCTTTGTATTGAATAATGATACTGCTGTTTATAACGAGTTGACCGGTGGTTTTCACAATGCCTCGGCGCCGACGCAGGTCAATGTGACCGAACATGGTATAATGCGCCGTTCTGAAATGATGTCGTATATGCACAATACAAACATTCTTGATGTTATCAATAACACTAAAACGCAAGCCCAGTATATTCTCACCAAGTATGAGACCCGTGAGGAACTAATCGCTCACTTTGATTATAAGCATTGCAAGGTGTCATATGTTCCTGTGGAAGATAAACTCTATATCAACCGTGAGACCTTTGACTGTATCAAGAATAAGATCCTCAAGTGGAACAATAAACAACTTGAACAACCAAATCAGATATATCGTAAGAACAACTTCCTCAATCAAGGCTGGGTGCTTGAAACGGATAATATCAAGCGGAGAAATTATCTTGATGAAATCTTGGATGCAGTAAGCAATCCGACAAAATGAAGCATCTCTCCGGTTACGGTGCGTATATGTTATTCTTGGCCTTGCGAACACACTTTACCAAAGATAACTATGACTTCTTTGTTATGTGTGGCAAGCTACGTGCCAATAAGGACTCATATAACAGAAGAACCGACAGGGCTTTCTTTGAGAAGGTGGCCAGAGATTATGATGCCAAAGAGTTGAGGGACCTATTCATAGCCAACCTTCTACAAGACAAGCACTACATACTGGAGTTTATAGATGAAGAAGCCGACGAGGTCTATACTGCTTATAAAAGACGGAGACAGGCTTTATCATATGTCTGTGCCGATGACATGGACAGAATTTTCAATCAGACTGATATTAAACGGACGTTCTCTGCCAGTAAGGATCGGTATCCTGACCTTATTACTCTATTCCTTCGTGGTGTCGTTTCGATAGAGACGATGGTGATACTGGACGACCTGCTTGGTTTCACCGGCAAGTATGATAAGATATACTACGATGATTCCATATGGCCTAAAATTTCTCGAAAGATAAGTAAGTATAGACCATTCCTAAAGTATGATAAAGTGAAGATGAAAGACATACTGAAAGGTATCGTGAATGAGCAAAGAAAAGAGACAAAAGAGATTCCAGCAGAAAGACCGTCATATAGAGCGGCAGTTTGATATTGCTAAGAGTAATCATCACGGTTACTATAATGACAATAACAAGCACCGATTACATAAGATGCACGCCATGGACTGCGGCAACCCTCGCTGCTATATGTGTGCTAACCCTCGCCGGACATGGGGCGAAAAGACCATGCCAGAGATAAGATTTGAGTGTTCAGCCGTGGAGCAAACCAATAAGGACTCTATCGGCAAATGGGAATGGGAAGATTTAAACGATCCTGCTATGGAGTGGTAAATGATCAATGAAGAATGGAAGAAAGCCTATCGAGACGGCTTCGCTGATGGCTATGCCGCAGCCAAGAAGGAAATGAACTATCAGAACTTTCCGCCTGTGTATTATGGCGGATCTACACCAAATGGTCCTATTCCTCGGGCAGGTACAGTATCAAATGACCCTCGAACTGCTGTAATGGGCACACCTACTGGTGGTCTGTCATATGCTATCAACAAGCCTGATCCTCACCACAAGATGGAGGAACACTTCGTCACCGGTATGACCGTGCAGGATATCGGTTGCTAAATAGGTAAGAACACTCTCGCAATGGTTTTCCCTGTGAGGTTTCTATCTTTTAGAAGGAGAAAGGTATGACAAGAGACGATCTAATTGATTCAATGGAAATCATCATCAAGGAACATACCCCAGAGCAGGCGTCAGAATACATCTATCGCCTATGGATGAACCATAATGACTATGAAATTAAAAAGGGTAAGGTAGTTCATATTACCCTTGGTCTTGATATCTCTGAAAAGTTACCAAGAACCACTTGACAGGGGTGAAAACCCCTGTTATACTACGACCTTACATTATGATACTGTGGATAATACGAACATACATCGAACATACGGAGAAAATATATGAATTTTGCAAACCTCAAGAAACAGTCCAAGGACTTCACCAAGCTACTTAAGAAGGTTGAGGAAGTCAATAAGCCAACCTACGAGAATGCCGATAACACTGACAACTATTGGAAGCCAACACCTGATAAGGCTGGTAACGCATTAGCTGTCATTCGCTTTCTACCAGGTGCCGCTGTGGACGGTGACGATGCACTACCATGGGTTCAGTATTGGGACCATGGTTTTCAGAACAAGATGACTGGCAAGTGGTATATTGAGAAGTCATTGACTACCATTGGTCAGAAGGATCCTGTATCTGAATATAACTCTACACTATGGAATGCCTCAGGTGATGACAACTCACCAGAGCGTAAGCAGGCCCGTGACCAGAAGCGCCGCTTGCACTATGTTTCTAACATCTATGTTGTGAGTGACCCTAAGAATCCTCAGAATGAAGGTAAGGTGTTTCTATTCAAGTATGGTAAGAAAATCTTTGACAAGCTAACAAAGATGATGAACCCAGACCTTGAGTCCGAAGAAGCTATCAATCCTTACTGCCTTTGGAGTGGTGCGAACTTCAAGCTAAAGATGACCCGTCAGAGTGGCTTCCCCAACTATGATGAGTCAACATTCTTGGCACCAGGTCCTCTAACAAAGGACGATGCTGAAATGGAGCAGATTTGGAAGTCAGAGTATTCTCTATCAGAGATTATCGATCCAAAGAACTTCAAGACCTATGACGAACTTAAGAAGCGTCTTGATGATGTTATGGGTAATGCTTCTTCTCGTCCAGCACCTGCCGCTAAGAAGGTAGTTGTTGAGGACGATGATGATGTTCCATTCACCGAGTCCAAGCCCGTTGCTAAGAAGGCACCGGTAGTAGAGGAAGAAGATGAAGATTTGGCCATGTTCCGAGAACTGGCTGACTTAGACGACTAAGATTAAAGGGGGAGCATTGCTCCCCTTTTTTTATCCCAGTTTGGTATTGGTGAGTGAGGTATAGCTACTATCTGTTATGCCTCTTGTATTGTTCATGGCACGTGCCAGCGATGGTGTTGGCAGCATGTGTGAGGCTCTTTGTTCAAGCGGATTGATAGAGACCGGATTCTGTGGTTTCTCCATCATGCTTCTTCTATCTGGAGCCGCTGGTGCCATTGGCTGCTTCTGCATATAGTTTTCATCTATCATAGAAGGCGGCGCAAAGTCTACCGATCCAGTTGGTTCAGGTTCTTTCTTTGGTGCTGCCGCTGCGGCTGGTGGTCCGATAAGAGGACTAATCAGCGACCTCATTCTTTCAGTTATAGTTGCCTGTTTAGGCTGTGTTGGTGCCTCCACCTTAGCAGTAGCGGCTGGTGAGGCTCTTACCTGTTCGGCAGGTCTAATCTGTTCCTTGGCTGCTGCCATAGAAGGTTGCATCCACTTATCATATTCGGCTGCATGAGATGCCACCTGCGCTTTATACTCGGCTGGTGTTGGGTTACCTCTCTGCGCTCTTACATCAATCTTACCTTCACGGTTACCTGTAAAGTGTTTAAGAATGATTTCATGGTCAGAATAGCCAGCGTCTCTAAACTTTTGGAATCTGGCTCTTGTTATCTGATCCTGTATTTCCTTAGGTGCGTCAACGGCTCTTGGGTATTGTTTAAGAACGGCACCCATGTTTAGTTCTTTTTCTAATACACCCTTCCATGTTTTGTTATTATACTGATAGGCACCAGATGCCGTATCGTGGCGCTGGCCTTTCTTAACAGCAAGAGCCGCACGGTCTGCCTTATAGTTTCCTTCAAAGGAGCCACTCTCTTGGCGACGAACAATAGCCAATAGCTTCTCAAGATCCATTTGTTGATTAGCATCATGAACCTGGACTGGTGATGTTTGTTCCATTGCCTTTGCCTGTGCAAGTTCTCTTGTTCTGGCCTTAGAAGCACCTTTATGGACTTTGGCAGTACCACTCGCACCTGCCTCTGATTTGGTCATAAAGGCGTTACGGTCGATATTATTGTCCTGCATATCCTTATAGATAGCTTGAACCTTTTCATTGTTTGGATCAAGTATCTGTATCTCGTTTGTCTTTCTATTCCACTTGATAGCACCGGCTGCCTGGGCTTCCTCAAAGCCGTCATAGGTCATCTTCATGACCTTATCTTTACCATAGAACATGCTATCAGCCATTGGTTGCTTGGTGACAACCTCTTTCCAATACTTGTCAGGGTCGAACTTATATGACTCGTAGGTTTTCTTTGACTTGTCTGGCTTATCGACCTTAGCTGTCTCGGCTGGTGCCTGTGGCTGCTGATCGACTGGATATTGTGGCTGTGTCTGATTAGTTGTTAGCGTTGGTCTGGCTACCGCTGCCTCTTGTGTAGGCTTAACATCGACGGATGCCTTGGCTGTATCTGTCTGACCGGTGCTGGCATGAATCCATGCTAACTGATCTGGGTTAGCCAGTTCACGACCAATCTCGACCGCTTTCATAGTGCCTGCGCTTGGACCACCACCTTCTACCACACCCCAACGTTCACCATTATAGTTATTGATATTAACAGAACGGACACGGGCTGGCTGACCGGCGAACTGTTCAAGAATAAGAACCTCGCCCTTGTCATTTGGTGTGGTCAATGCAATACCGGTATGATAGTGTGACTTGCCATCGGGCATGTCTTTTGCCATCTTACCACCAGAACCGTCGTTATATGCCATAGTGGCGATAACGGTGCCTGGTGTAATACCACCTGATTTTACCTTCCAACCAGATGCAGCACCAAGACCAGAAAAGTGTTTAGATAGAGCCACGCATTGCTCATTATTACCGTAGAAGCCACCTGATTTGGTAGAGGCCTGTGATACGCTATCGAACTTTTCTGTGCCTGACGTTGAAGGAATACCAGCTGGTGTTCCTGCGGCGGCCTCGGCTGCCGACAAATACTTCTTATAGTTGTTATCTGTATAACCACCCCAGTGATTAATACCAGATGGTGTCTTGTAATAGAGATAATAGGCGACCTTGGCATTCTTGATTGGGTCGTATAGGTCTTGAACTGATCTTACGCCAGCATATTCCATTTCAGGACTACCGAATGGGTGAGCATTGATGTTAATCTGAAATAGACCGTATGATCTTTCTCTCTTTGGATTGGCATCGTTATGTGAGCCAATATTGCCTGCTGATTCCTGCATACCAACGGCTGCCATCAATACGGCGTCTTTCTGTGAGAAGCCAGCTTGTTTAAGAACGGCCACATAGTTAGCAGCCGAGAACTTACCTCTTGGTCCGTTTAATGACGATGATACGGCCTCACCATCGGCGGCCGCACCACGACGGCGCCAGCTACCCATCTTCTCCGCTTCTTCAAGTGAACCAGCACCTTGAGATAGACCAAAGTTAATATCGTCCTGTTTCTGACGGGACATTTTAGAGATAGCTTCACGGAAACCAGAAACGTCTGGTAGACCTCTTCTATAATAATCAGGGAATAGTTCGGCAAACTGTTGAGGTGTTAGCATTGAAAGCATAGACGCACCACCTGAACCAGATGCAACCTCTACTCTCCTACGTGGCGTCAATTGTTTTAGCTGTTTGAAAGCGTCTTTTGAGGACATACCTACGTTAAATGCCATTTATCTTCTTCTTCTGTTTAGCTGGTTAAGCATATTCTTGTGTTCGGTCTCTTGCTGTTTAGCCTTGTCTTCCTGTTCTTTCACCCATTCATTGAGCATATCCACATAGACATGTTTCTCCCATGGCATTAGACTTTCAACTTCACTTAGGCTCCACTTATGATGGTGTATCAAGTTAAAGTTTGACTTAATGATATTGGCTAATGAGTCATGACCCATTATCAGATAAAAAAATCAAAGAAGTCTGTATACCTCACATGATGCTGAAAGCCACACTTAGGACAAGTTGCTTCGATCTTGGCTGCCACAGTAGGGAACTTATCGATATAATCTTCCAGCTTCTTATAGTTTTCTTCGGTCAGACCTTCAACAAAGTCCTTTAACTCGTCCGTTGTGTAGTCTTTATATGAGTGCATTCCGTTTTTGTCGTAAACATACTCAATTGAACTAACGATGATGAAAGTCTTTTTATCGATCTCTGGTAGTTCCTCGACCTTTCGCATAATGCTGTAGTTTGGATATCGCATCTTAACACCAGCGGCCGGGCCTAACTTGATATCATTAGAAACGTCTTGCTTGATTAACTCGACCTTGCCAATGTCCATCTCGGCCTTGAACTCTTGACCGCAGGTTTCACCATCAACCACATTGTTACAGGTCAATCTAACCTCTACCGATTCGGCTACCGACTTACCTCTCAAAAAGGTAAAGAGGTAATCAACGTCAAAGAATGGCATCTTATCAACATCAAGGTCACCGTCTAATATACAGTTATTGATTACCTGTCTAACCGTTGTGATGATTTCCGATTGAACTCTGGATTCAACCGCCATCAATAACATCTTTTCTTCTTTCACGGTGAACGGTCTAACTCTAATGTTCTTTCCGCTGGATGGTATAGTTACTTCATAAGCAGGCAATTCAATCTTAGGCAATGCCATAATATATCTCCATTATTATTTGAATAGTGTAGGTCTGTCCCAACTCTTATAGGTGAAGGTAACCTGTAGTCTCAATACGTCCTGCTCCGCCCAGTTAACAGGCTGTGCATTGACAACCAGTGGCCATGCTTTCATTAGACGCCAGTGGTATGATATGTTAGGCTGCCATGTGGCGCCTGTTAGTGGTATTACTGATAGCGGACCGAGAGGTGATGGTGCACCGTATTCGGTATACTGGAAGATATCAATCTCCGAGTAATACTCATTTGGATAGTTATAGTTAAAGTTATTAACTGGGTTGATAAAGTCCAGCCAATCGTCAAAGAACCTACGTTCACGAGAGTCCGCACGGCATAGAAACGATAGTGTTAGTGGCTGATATTCCGTATTGGTTGGAAATACCTGTGACGGACCATAGTAACGTGCCTGTGCCACCGAGAAACTACGACCAGGCAACTCTGCGGTATCACAGACATATTGAAGGTCACCTGGATATGATCTTAGACCAACTGGTGGTCTAATAGCTACGGCAAAGCGACAGGCTCTTGTAAGGGAGCCGCCCATATCTAATGCGCCTAAGAAGGCTAACATATTTAAATACTTTGGTCCTGTTTGTGCTACTTGTTGAACTGGCATATTAGTATCCGCTGTCTACGTCTGCTTGACTGATTACACGCATTTCCTGGAACACAAGTGATAAGAATGCCTGTGTTGGTGAGCCACCTCTAAATGCGCTAAACTCATTTTGCTGGGTATAGTTAACGTCAACTCTTTTAAGAACACACTTAGCAATCTTAGGTAGGTAAGGATTCTCTCTGATCTGTCCGTTTTCAACATATCTAAATTTAATATCAAACTCGGCTGGTGGTACGAACCAGAAGCCTGTCTTAAACTGATTAGCCAGGATCGGTCCTATGTCACCCGGCAACGCATCCTGAACCGACTGCTGCTGTTGTGCTGTCAGTGTACCGGTAATCTCTGGTGCGGAAAACTTTCTTAGCAGCTTAATAATGGCGTGCATCTCTTTCTGTTCCGCTTGTGACTGTGGTGCCATAAAGTAATCAAACTGGAATGTTCTTAGATCGGAATTGGCATATAGAACATCGACCTTAGGATTGATAACACCCTGACCAGCTACTCTGGCTGCACCGGCTGCTGCCGCTGTGGCCGTGCCTACAATTGGAATAGCACCAATAACGGAGGTGCCAAGTCTGGCCAGCTTAACCTCGTCATATTCGTGAGCCATCTGCCAATATAGAGAACTGTTCTGACCACCACCTGGAATAAACAATGCTACGGTTGCTGGTGACTTGTCTTTGTTATTAGAAAATCTTGACTGGCTCGGATATGCCGTGATGGTCATAAAGTGACCTTGTGATTCCGAGGACAGGTCTAATGGAAATCTGTGCATTATTCTGGTTGAACCGCCGGCTGATGTGCCGGCCGCCGAACTACCAGGCGTTGTAATGTATTCCAGACTTTCGTTAGCCATTTATTCCTCCAATGCTACATACTATTTAGCAGAGGTTTATAATGGCATATGATTACAAACAAGGCTTTTTCAAGCCAAAGTTTCCTAAGAAGTATATCGGTGATCCTACCAATATCGTGTATAGGTCTGGATGGGAAAAGAGGGTGATGGACTCTCTTGATAGTAATACTAATGTGGTGAGGTGGGCCTCCGAAGAAGTGGTAATACCATATATTTCACCTATAGATAACCGACCTCATAGGTACTTTGTGGACTTCTATGTCGAGGCCAAACTACCAGATGGCTCTATTAAGAAGATGCTATTAGAGGTCAAACCAGCCGCACAGACAAAACCACCCAAAGCACCTAAGAGAAGAACCAAGAGATATCTCTCCGAGGTCATGACATATGGTGTGAATGAAGCAAAGTGGAAGGCAGCCAAAGAGTTTTGTTTAGATAAGGGCTGGGAGTTCCGTATTATTACCGAAGCCGAACTCTTTAAAAAACCTACTAAATAATACATGGCAAAAGAATATACTGACGACGAACTGGCTGAATGGTTCAGAGATAAAGCCCTGTCCGCCAAGACAGGTACCGCTCGTAACAGACTATTAAGCGCCGATGATCGTTATGTGGATATTAATAATGAGTTTGTTGGTGGTATGTATTTCTTTCGGTACGATCCGAAGCATAAGCTAAAACTACCAATGTATGACAAGTATCCGCTGGTTATTGTGGTCGAGAGATACACCGACGGCTTTCTTGGTTTGAATATGCACTATATGTCCAAGGGTCAGCGCCGTGGTGCGGTCTCCATGCTGAATGACTTTTATACAAGAAAGAAGCCATTCTCTGGTGTCACCACTGGTCGTGGTCTTACTAACTGGGAACTGTTGGTCAATACATCCACTGGTGTCGAGGCCATGGCCAATAAGACGGTTCATCGCTATCTGTATAACCACATACGCAGCCAGATTATTCGCATTAATAAAGATGAGTATGACAAAGCAATTCAATTACCTATTGACGAATGGGTATATAAAAGGTAACAGTTAATGACCATATCACCATACTTTGATCTATTTCCAAAGATACCATATGATATCAACGGAGACGGTATGATCACCGAGTCGGTGACCAATATCTTTAAGCGTTACGGTATTCTTAAAGATGTTCTATCAAATGCCTCAAGCTATGTTCTATATGAGGTCGATGATAACGACACACCAGAGATTTTGGCTGAAAGAGTGTATAATGATGCTGGCGCCGGCTGGATGATACTCTATGCCAATAAGATTATTGATCCTCAGTTTGACTGGCCGATGTCCGATGAGGTATTCAAAAAGTATTTGATTGAGAAATATGGATCACTGGCTAACGCACAAACCACCTATCATCATTATGAAAAGGTCGTTGAGACCACGGTAGGTGACCAGACATATAAAAGAACCTATCTGGTCGATAAAGAGAGATTAACCGAAAACTCTCTAAATGTTCCTTATACCTATTATGAACCCTATGATGGTGTATTCTCTCTAACGGTCGATACTCTATATGTGACCGCAGATAATACCTCTTTCACGGCCGACCACAATAATCATGCTGCCTTTAATGACACCTCTCTACCAGAATATTATTCATATGAGGTGCATGATGTAAATGATAAGTCGGTATACCTCAATACATACGGTAGAGCAGTCACCAACTACGATTATGAATATGAGCAGAATGAAGCCAGAAGATATATCAAGGTCATTAAGGCAGAATACTATTCACAGATTATGAGAGAGTTTAGAGATTTGTCAGGCCCATCCGCTCTAATTAGGACTTTTTAAAGTATGGCTCAAAACCCTATTGATTCAACAACGCAAAGTAATGAACCACGCAATCTGGTCTCCGCCACCATTAATCTCGGTGGTCAGGTGCCTCCTGATGTTACTGTCAAAGAGGTCATTATTGGCGAAAGTCTATTAAATCCATCAGCCCATGTGGCGGTCACCCTACAGTCATTAATCTATACACCACAGTCGGTCGATAGCCGCTATTTCAATACCTTTGAGGGTAAGAACTGGACTCAATTCAAATGTAAGCCTATGGAACTATTCATTACCGATGAAAAGGGTTCCAGAACCATGCGGGTGAACCAGCAGATTTACCGTTGTGACAATAGACATTTTGCTACCGTTAATACCGCACAGGCCGAAGAATTAACTCTACATGCCGTTGATAAGTCCATTTTATCTGACGCCGAGACAACCTGGGAGAAATCATGGAAATGCTCCACTCCATCTCAGGTGGTCAAAGAAGCCTTACAGAAAATTGGAGCCACCAATACCGTTGTGGAACAGGCAGGCCCTCCACGCCCATACGTGGCCGAGTCTATTCACCCATTACAGGTTATTCAGCAGCAGGCCAATGTGGCTCTCTATAAGGGTAATGATCCATCGTTTCTGCATTTTATGACCATCAATGATCTGACTGGCGAAGGTGTTCACCACTTCTCACCATTATCAAGACTAAGCAAGACGGCTCCATATAACATCTATGCGACCGATACCGCTATCACAGGTAATCAGGGCTTTTCTGATGATGTTAATGGCTATAGCCGAGCCATTACTTTTAATTTCCCTTGTGACTTTGATGCTCTCACCGATATTCTCAATGGTGTTAACTGCGATGGTCAGAATGTAAATCAGACCAGAACCATGAACCTCTCTAACGGTATATCTGATGCTGTTGGTGCTCTAAATCAGGCCATGGGTATCGCCAATAAGCTATTTTCAATGACCAATCTTGGTACCGCCGAACAGCAGAAAAGTTGCGAGACCGGTGTGGAAAAGTATTTGCATCTTAGACAGGCCAGAATGGCTCTATTAGACCGTGATAAGATCGCCTTGAGAATTACAATTCCATGGAACCCAAGACTACATGTCGGTAATAAGATTATGTTCCATTGGAATAATAGATACGACGAGTCCATGAGAGTATATGGTACAGGCGAATATATCATCGCCCATCTCACACACAATATTCAATTCGGTGGCTTTGCTGTCACCAATCTTGACTGTATTGCTAACACATTAGGTAAAGCGGGAGTTTAAAGTATGAAAGGTATTGCAGGTCCAGATTCCACATGGTCCGTAGCGGTTGTTACAGATAAGAAGGACGATAATACCCATTCAGGTAATCAGTCTTTCTATTCTCCAATCGATCATGGTGAAGGTGTCGATCTTGATCACACAATATTGTCACCTATGCTCAACTCACCTACTGGCTTTATGCAGCAGGCTTTCCCTGGCGGTCTTGATCCCGGAACACCTGTTATTGTCCTTAAACAAATGGGCGAACTGGGCGGAATTATTCTCGGTCAGTCTAATACGGTAAGAAAAGGTGGTCAGAACGGTGGCGGTGGAGGCCGCTTAGGATCGACCCAGAAGGTCGACCAGCTGGTTCAGACGACCAGAGATGTCAATATAGCTCCCGACATTGAAGAAGTCGAGGAAAACGGTGTTAAAATCCGTAAGATTAAGGAAAAAGGACAGCAACATTCGCTTGATCTATTAGAAGGATTACCTATTCACGGTGCCTTATTTGATATGGCAGGCTTTAGATTACCTGAAATCACCAACGTGCCAACCGCTAAACAGACCAATGACGGTATGATCGGCGTCCAGCAAATGCAGCAAATGATGGGTCAGGTCATGTCACTTGGCCAGATGATCCAAGGTCTCGCTGGTAATAAAGGTGGTGGCGGTGGTGCTGGTGGCTACGGTGCTGGTAACAGTCAAGCCTCAACTACCCAGCCTTATACACCTCCAGGTGCCAATACTGGTGCGGGTGGTGCTGGCTACGGTGGCGGTCTCGGTGATAATATCATATTTGCTACCGAGGCACCACCAGATACACCTCTACACACTATTATGGAAGGTCTGACTACACCAATGAAATCGGCCGTTAATAGCCTTTCTGTATTATTGCAGGGCTATCAGGTCAATGACGGTGTAGCCTTTATGACAGGCGACGTGGTTCATGAGGACACATATTTACAGAACGCACAGGAATTATTAGGTCAGGTCACCTCACTAAGCGAGTTGATGTATGTTCTTAATCGTCTGCAATGGGACACCGATCTATTTGGACAGGACAAAATCGAGCCAGTAATCAATGAGATCGAGACTGCCTGGGGTGTAGCATTACAGAAAATCGATGTTAATGGTAATGTGCTTATTACCTACGGCACACAAGAGGCATCTAATCTTGAAATGGAATTTGCCAATACTATGACCAGTAATACTGGTTCTCCCGCTCTTGGTTTCTTCGATGGTAATGGCACGACCGACGTTTTCTATTCGGTCAACGCTACTGGTGCCAGCTTAGGCTTTATTGACCCAGCAACTACGGGTGCCTCTGGTATTCCATCTGGTGGTTCTAAAGGCGGAACAACCGATGCTGGTCAGGTTATCGGTCAGGCTCAAGGCCTACTCGGTCAGATTGAAGGTCTGGCACAGGGTATGAGCCAGAATATGTTTGGTGAAGGTGCTGCTACCATGAAAGAAATGTGGAAGCGCATGACCCGAGAACAAGAAAACGATGCCAAGAAAATGCACGAAAAACTAAATCAGTCTGGTGACACTCAGAAAATGTCACAGATTGTGGAAAAGACCGTTAAAGGTGGTAATCCAGTTGATAAGCAGTTACTTGATCCAAATGCTCTTGAAACTACGGGCGATGCTGTTGGTCAGGGTAACTTTAGCGTAGGCACAATGTAAGAGGAACAAATGAGTAATACAGACGGTTCTAATATAGAAGCTGGTGTTTCATTTAATGAAGAACCAAAGAAGGAATCACCTAAGAAGTGGAAGCAACCTCACAAGTCCGATGCTCGTAAGGCTAAATCGACTGGTTCATATCCAGATTACTTCTCATGGAAGACCAGATCAGGTCATACGCTACAGTTAGATGACTCAAAAGGTGCCGAGACTGTAACACTACAGCATCGTGGTGGTACCGCAGTTCAAATGGCACCTGATGGTTCTATGCACCTCACAGCCCATAACGGTAAATATGAGATTACTTTTGGTGAGAATAGAGTTACCATATCTGGTGCTCAAGATATCACGGTCAAAGGTGATGCCTCATTCCGTGTATATGGCGATTATAATGTCACCTGTCAGAAAGATTATAACCTCACCGTATTAGGTAATTTCAATCTAACTGCCAGAAACCACAATAGACAGATCCTTGGTAATATCGATACACAGGCACGTAACGAGAATAAAAAGCTAATGGGGTCATCGGCTAAGATCGCCCGTGGTGCTATTGCTTATGTCGCCAAGGGTTCATCTACATTTGCTTCACAGTCCGACCAAGTTCATATCGGTGGTGCGGCTGGTATTAATATGGCTGTTAATGAAGGTGATATCACCAGCAATATCGAAAAGGGTGGTTTCTATTCATCTACCAAAGACGGCTCGGTCAATGTGACTGCCGATGGTTCTGACGGTAATATTCGTATGAGAACCAAACAAGGTAAGATGGAGTTCAAATCAAAAGAAGATATGAACCACACCACAGAAAGCGGCAACTATAAAGTGACCGCTACTCAAGGTGATATCGGTCACGAGGCTACCGCAGGTAATATTCAGGCTTCGGCACCAGCTGGTGGTATCAATCAACAGTCTAAGAATTATTCTGGTAACTTCTCACAAAGCGCCGATATTACCACTCAGCAGAAACTTGATCTACGTGCCACTGGTGATGCTTCTCTATCTGGTTCTTCCACGCACGTATCGGGCCAGACAGTTCACGTTAAAGGCACATCTACCACCAATATTGATGGACCTACGGCACTTAATCTTAATGGTGGTTCTTCACAGACAATGGCGGCGCTTGGTATTCAGATACCATTTGACTTTGGTTCATTCACCGATCCAGATGAAAAAACTGGTACATCTCGTGGTGTTCATGCACCAGATAGACCAGCAAGTAGAAGTGAAGCGGACAACTGGGCATAAATAATATAAATCCATCAAAGGGCTAAAATGGCACAGATAAACGTCGGCAGACAACCAGATTACTCTGATCTTGATTTAGATTTTCAGATCAATCCTATTACTGGTGATATCAATAAGAAGAAGGGAACGGATGCCGTCAAGAGGTCAATCCGTAATCTTATCTTTACGAACTTCTATGAAAGACCATTTAAATCCAGCTTAGGTTCGGATGTTACGAGATTACTATTCGATAATGTTGACGTTATGACAGCGGCACTTATTGAAGATGCCATTGCCCGTCTAATAAATAATTTTGAACCAAGAGCAAGACTGGTCTCCGTAACTGTTACCGTCGATTATGATAACAACGGCTTTGGTGTAGAAGTTCAGTATATCGTGGTCAACACAGAAACGCCAGCAACCTTCAATCTATTTCTAGAAAGAATAAGGTAATATGTCAAGAGCAAATACAACCCTCAGAGTTTCGGAGTTAGACTTTAACTCTATCAGAAACAATCTAAAGACCTATCTTAATAGCCAGTCAGAGTTTACCGACTATAACTTTGAAGGTTCTGGTCTGTCTGTTCTTTTGGACATTCTTGCTTATAACACCTATTACAATTCATACTATCTGAATATGGTGGCTAACGAGGCATTCCTTGACACCGCACAGGTTCGTCAGAATATTCTATCACAGGCCAAGCTAATCAACTATGTGCCAACCTCTAAGCATTCCGCACAGGCCGTGGTCAATATTCGTGTTACACCAACCACCACGGAAAATCAGACAATCGATTATATCACCATCGACAAGTATACCAGACTACTCGGTGCTGATATCGAAGGCACTAACTACCCATTCGTTACAGTTAATGCCAACACCGCACACAAGGCCAATGGTTCGTATTATTTCCCTAATGTTCGTATCATGCAGGGCGAGGTAATCACCCAGCAGTTCTCTATGTCTGCTAATAATAAAACGGCCAGATTTGAGTTACCATCAGCCAATATCGATACACATACTCTGACCGTGACGGTTCAGGAGTCCTCAGCCAATTCATACACAGAAGAATATATTCTTTCTACTGATATCACTAATGCCACAGCCAATAGCCGTATTTACTTTATTGAAGAAAACGAAAACCTTAACTACACCCTACAATTTGGTGATGGTGTTCTCGGTTATCGTCCAAAGGATGGTAATATTGTCATTGCTACTTACCTTGATACACAGGGTGTGGAAGGTAATGAGGTATCTAAGTTTAATGTTATCGAACCAATCGCTTCCGCATTTACTGGTAATGTTAGAGTTACCACTGTAGAGGCTTCATCATATGGTTCTGATAAGGAAGATATCGACCGTATTCGTCTAAGAGCCCCACAGTATTACACCGCTCAGAACCGTGCGGTTACAGTCCGTGATTATGAAACACTAATCACGAAGGACTATCCAAATATTGACGCCGTTTCTATCTGGGGTGGTGAAGATAACGATCCACCAGTTTACGGAAAAGTTTATATCTCTCTCAAGACCAAAGGTTATTATACTCTAACAAACCTTGAGAAAGAGAATATCAAGAATACTTTGGTCTCTGAAAGAAACGTCATCACGGTTACACCAGTAATTGTCGATCCAGAATATATCTTCGTGACTGTTCGTGGTAAGGTCTATTATGACCCAGGATTGACCTCTAAGGCATCAACGGAAATATTGAATCTCGTTAAGCAGGCTGCCTATGACTATGCGGCTGCCGAGTTGAATACCTATCGTTCAACCTTTAAGAAGTCAAAGCTACAGTCATATATTGAAAAGGCCGACAGTTCAATTACTGGTTCTGATCTTAGAATTTATCTACAGAGCCGTCAGAAGATTGATAAGAGCCAGCAGAGAAAGTATTATTACGACTTTAAGACCACTATTGAAAGAGGTACATTTACCGATAAGCTATACTCTTTCCCACAGATTACCGTTCTGGATAGCAGTCTTATTAACCGTAATGTATTCTATGAAGAAGTGCCAAACTCATTCACTGGTGTTGACGCCGTTGAGTTGATTACACCAGGTAGAGATTACACCACATCAACCTATGTCACTATCACTGGTGACGGTACTGGTGCTACTGCCGAGGCTACAATCGTCAATGGTAAGATCACCTCGATCACCGTTACAAATAAGGGTATTAACTACTCTCGTGCTATTGTCACCATCACCGATCCTGATGGTGGTGTAGAAGCCACAGCTAAGGCCGTTCTGGAAGCCAGAAACGGAACACTAAGAACATATTACTATGACGATCTTGGTAATAAGAACATCGTAAGTTCCGATGCTGGTACAATCAATTATGATACCGGTCTAATCGTTCTTAATGCTATTCAGCCAAGCAACGTTGTGGCCAATGATTACTATGATACAGATATTCTAACATTCAATATCGTTTCTGGTACGGAAATCATTCAGCCATTGAGAAACAGAATATTGACAATGGACGAAAACAATATTCAGACCGTTCAGCTTGAAATAGTAGCGGAAAAGTAATTAATGACCACATCATCAAATAACAAAACATCGTTACTTGTTTCAGGCCAGCTTCCTGCTTTCGTCAGAGAAGAACACGAAACCTTTATCAAGTTCATTGAATACTACTATAAGCAAATGGAGCAGGAAGGTGAAACTCTTTACCTTTCCAAGAACATGCTTCGAAACCTTGATATTGACCAGCTATATGAACATGTTTTAGAGGAACACACCACTGACAATAACATCAGGGATGATTATAGTTACTTGTCATTCCTACAGATGATGTATGATAGTTTCATTGCTTATATTCCAGATAAGGTGCTTGCTGATAGAGTAAACATTCTTAAACACGCCAGAGAGTTCTATCTATCTTCTGGTTCTGAAAAGTCTGTTCGATTCCTTATTCAGGCTTTAATCAACAAAGAGCCCACTTTCTACTATCCAAAGCAGGACATTCTACGTGCCTCTGATGGTAAGTGGTTTATTGAAAAGTCTTTGAGAGTTAGAGATGTCAAGGTCAATAACGTATCAAATAGTATAGCTGCCACCAACTTTGCTAACACCTCTATTAAAGGTGCCACTTCAAACGCTACGGCTATTGTCGAAAAGGTCGATACTTACTTTGATAAGGGCCAGCTAATCTATGAATTGAAGCTATCAAGTCTCTATAAGGAGTTCTTGAACGCCGAGCAAATCTCTACATTCTACACCGAAGAAGGTGTGGACAAGTATCTAACTGCCAATCTGTTCTCTGGTATTATTACAGCGGTACAGATTGTATCTGGTGGTCAGGGCTATACAGAAGGCACCACAGTTCCAATTACCAGTAACACAGGTACTGGTGCTCAGGTTATCATTTCAGCCGTATCAAAAGGAACTATTCAGGCCGCTGGTGTTGTTAAAGGTGGTGCGGGCTTTAAGGTCGATGATCCACTATTGATCTTCGGTTCTGGCTCTGGTGCTACTGGTCTGGTAGCCGACGTTGATGATTCCGGATTCTATCATCCTAATTCATACAATGTGGTATGGTCAACTATTAATCTTGAAGCTAATACAGCTATCGGTAATGCCGTATATTCCAATCTTGCTTCCGCTATCGTTGATCCTGCTAATGACACTATTTCAAATTCTATGTCATACTTTGTCTATGCTAACTGCGGCCCAGCATTTTCACTGTCAATCACCAATGGTGGTAATAACTACATTCCACCAATCACCATCGCTATCTCTGCCAACTCTACCATCACCAAGATGGGTATTCTTGGTAAGATGCAGATCGTTAATGGCGGTCTGGGATATGTAGCGGGTGATACCATTGAGATCATCAACTCACCAGGTTCATCTGGTTCTGGTGCTATTGCTAACGTAACCAACGTAGCAGCCAATGGTATGATCACCGAGGTCAAGTTCGCACAGGTGCCTGGCCAGATTATCGGTGGTTCAGGTTACGACTCAACTAATCTACCAATCGCTAATGTTGTATCTGGCACAGGTTCTGGTGCTAATGTTATGGTAACTGCCGTTATCGGTCAGAATGAAGAAATCATCCAGTCCGTTTCTAACATTGGTACCATTCAAGCTATGACCGTCATCTCTGGTGGTTACGGCTATACAGATAATCCAACTCTACAGCTTGATACTCTTGGCGACGGTACTGCTAACGCCACTCTATCGGTTGTTACTGGTGCTTATTCATATCCAGGTCGTTACATCAACGATGATGGTCATCTATCTGGCTATAACTTCCTTGAGAATAGAGATTATTACCAAGAGTTCTCATACGTTGTTAGAGTTGATGAAACCATTAACAAATATAGAGCAGCCGTCAAGGATCTAACCCATCCAGCTGGTACTAAACTATTTGGTGAGTATCAACTTACATTCGACAACGAGACACTAACAAATACCAATATTCAGATTAGCTTGGCTAATACACAGCCAGTCGTTCTACCTCACAAGACAATGTATCAGGTTCAGGGCTATACTCCTGGTGTGGCAGCACCTAATGTGGTGACTGGTACAGCCAATGCGGAGTTTGTTCCTGGTTCATTTGCGGTCAATACATCAAATCACTTGGCAGCATATGCGGCACAGAATAACAAGATTGTTATCTCTTACCTAAATCACCCATTTGCTGAGAACGATTTTGTGTTCATGCATTTCCAGACAAATGCTTGGGCTAACCTTGGTAACACCAACTATACCGTTGTGTCATCTAATCTGTCACACTTTATTGTTGATAACCCACTAACTGAAACCGTAACTGGTAATACTGGTAATGTTCGCATCTATAACCCAGATGTTATGATTACTCTACCATATAGCAGACCATCAGTTGATGAGAATGTCTATATCCAGTTCCAGACCACAGACGTTTCACTGGCCAATGGCTTCTATCAGGTTCGTTCAGTTAAGAATAGCAACACATTTAACGTCCTACATCCTGATATGACCACAGCCGATGATGGTGCTGGTCTCGCAAACCTAATCAGCAGAAAGGTCGTTGTTACTGCCGAGAACCATGGCTTTAGTGTAGGTGACCAATCTTATATACTATTGATCAACGGTGATACTGCTAATACAGATAACGGTTACTATGTGGTCACTGGTGTTGGTTCAGCCAACTCATTCAATGTTACCGCAGCCAATACACTATTCGATGGTTCGATAGCACAAGTTTACCAGAAATATTCTAACATTGTCATACCTGCCCACCCATATGCTAATGGTAATCTGGTATATGTTGCTTATACCTCTGGTGACCAGGCTAACGTAACCAACGGCGTCTATCAGCCAGTCAAGGTTGGCTCAGATGTATTCCGTATTAACGTAGCCAAGCCAGCCACTGGTAACAGTAATGTCCGTGTATGGTATCAGACAAACAACTATTCTAACATCGTCTTTACTACACTTAAAACAAACGGTGGCTATTCAGCTAACGATAATGTCCACGTAGAGTTCTTTGCTACTGCCACAGACTTGGCAAACGGAATCTATATGGTCAAAGATGTTTATAGTTCAAACACATATAATATACATTATACCGCTAACGATAGTATCGCTAACTTAGCGGCAATATATGGCTCACAGGTCTTTATACCTAATACAACAAACAAGCTGACAGGCGCAAAAGTTCTTCACACAAACACCATCAATGCAATTGCTCATTCTGGCCTGGGTATCGTAACCGGCTCAGTTATGGAAGGTATGGCTTTGGTTTCGCCATATAAATAATAGATAATTAGAGAAGGATCACCCTTTGTCGTCATCACGTTCTAAAAACCTTGATATCTTTGTAGCCAAGCAGGTCAAAGAATCCGTATCAGAACCATTATCAGCAAACGTCTATTTGGCTTTTGGTAGAGCCGGTGCATGGGCAAACGATGCTGCCCCACCACAAGCAAACACATCAACCAAAAACACCAACGATGTTTGGAAGAATATGATTGGTGCCAAGAGACTTACTGGTAACAACATAAGACATGCTATTCCACGAGTTAACTGGATCTCTGGTATAGTATATGATGAATATAACGACCTACTGGATTCATTAGAACTTCATGACTTAAACTATAACTTTTATGTTGTAACACCGGAGTATAACGTATTCAAGTGCCTGTCTAATAACAATGGCGTGGCTTCTACGGTTATGCCAAACATTCTGGTTACGACCACTCACTTCCAGACCTCAGATGGCTATATCTGGAAATACATGTATACCTTGAGTGCAGAAGAAAAGCTACGATTCCTTACACAGTCATTTATTCCAGTTAAGACCATCACCGAGAACGATAACAGCCAGCAATGGTTGGTCCAAGAAAACGCCATCGACGGTGCTATTCATGTCATCAAGATAACAAACGGTGGTTCTAACTATACAGCCAATGACGTTGCTGTTACTATTACAGGCGACGGTCTATATGCTAATGCTTTCGCTGTTCTAAACACAGCATCTAATACCGTCCAATCAATCGTGGTCGATAACCTTGGTTATGGCTATACTTTTGCTAACGTAGCCATCTCATCCTCATATGGTTCAGGTGCTACAGCCAGAGCAGTTATCAGTCCACTTGGTGGTCATGGATCAGATCCATTGACCGAGTTGGGTGGTAGTTATCTAATTGCTAACATTCAAATCAGAGATACCGAGGGTGGTATTCTAACCACTCATAACGACTATAGACAGATTTCATTGATTGAAGATCCAAAGGTATATGGTACGACAACTGTATCATATACTCCATCAATCTCACAGCTAACCGTTCTATCACTAAATGGTACCTCGGTTGAGTATGTCGAAGATGAATGGGTATACCAGGGCGCTTCATTGGAATCATCATTCTTCACAGGCTATGTGGTTGAATGGGATTCAGGCAACAATGTCATCAAGCTATCTAACACAAATGGAACACCAACTAAAGACTTGCTGATTGGTGCTAATACAACCGCAGCCCGCTTCGTCGCTGCTATTACCAATCCAACTCTCGAACCTCGTTCAGGAAATTTACTATATACAGATAACATGACTGCCGTTGAACGAGCCGATGATCAAGCCGAAGATTACAAAATCGTTCTGAATTTCTAAAGGGAAAACATAAAAATGGCTTATAACAAAGCAAACAATTCGTTGACCACCGACTTTAATGTTACACCTTACTATGACGACTACACTATTGATAGTGATTACTACCGTATTCTGTTTAAGCCAGGCTATGCGGTTCAGGCTCGTGAACTAACGCAGATCCAGTCTACCCTTCAGGAACAGATCAATCGTTTCGGCAAGCATGTATTTAAAGAAGGTTCTATTGTTATCCCAGGTGGCTTTACCCTTGAGACACATGGCGGTGCTAATACAGGTTCAGGTATTCGTTACGTTAAGGTTAAAGACTTTGACGCATCCAACAATAGCGTAACCATCAGCGACTTTTCTGGTGTTGATGTTATCGGTGCTACATCAAACATTACCGCAGCGGTTGTTGATGTTCTATCTGGTAGTCAGTCAAGTTCAAACACCAAAACTCTATACATTAAGTATAAGACCACATCAAGTTCAAATAACATCCAGAAAATCTTCACCGCTGGTGAAACTCTATCTGCTAATGTTAATGGTGTAACCAAGACCCTTGTTGTCATCGATACCGCTGCTACAGGCTTTGGTTCACGTTTTAAGATCGATGAAGGTGTTTTCTTCGCTAAGAACCACTTCATTTCATTCCCTACACAGTCAGTTATTCTTGATAGATATAATCCAAATCCATCATGTAAGGTTGGTTTCTTCGTTACGGAAGATATTATCAATGCTTCACAGGATACCTCACTACTTGATCCAGCCCTTGAAGCATCTAACTATGCCGCACCTGGTGCTGACCGTCTAAAGCTAACACCAACTCTAACTGTCAGAGAATATGACGATCCAATCGGTGCTCCTGACTTCGTTGAACTATTCAGCATTGAGAATGGTGTTGTTAAGTCATACTTTGAACGTTCACAGTATAACATCATTCAAGATGAAATGGCCAAGCGTCTATATGACCAGTCAGGTGACTATGTTGTCCGTGGTCTTGACGTCCAGATCCGTGAGCATGATGATACTGGTTCTAACTTTGGTCGATATGCCAACGGTAATAACTCACTACTATTCGTAGGTGTTTCATCTGGTGTTGGTTATGTTCAAGGTTATGAGATTAACAACCTTGACACCGCAGAATTGCAGATCGAAAAGGGTCTTGCCACTTCCGAGTATAGAGAACAGATTGCCTCTGCTACACTCGGTTCATACGTAACCGTCAATGACTTTGTTGGTTCATGGACTCTCGACAAGGCAGCACCAATTAAGCTATATGATACCGTTCAGGATCGTATTGCTAACAATCTATGGTCAGGCGCTACTACACCAACCGGTAAGGTTATCGGTACTGCTAACGTAGCATCTATCGAATACTCAACTGGTATTCCTGGTTACAGCGGTGAATATAACCTATATCTAATGGACATTAATATGTTGGGAAGCAATAGCTTTGCCAACGTAAGAAGCGTTTACTACGATGGTTCTGCTGCTGATGGTTATGCTGACGTTGTATTGCAGTCTGGTTCTGCCGTTCTAACCGATGTTACCAACTCACAGCTACTATACTATGTTGGTGATGACTATGTTAAGAGCGTTAGAGACATTGATGACTCCGCTGTTAACGCTACCACATTCTATTTCAATAAGACTGCTACCATTTCTCCAATTGCAGCAAATGGTTCATTCACTTACTCTGATGGTGGTACATACGAAACTCTTCCATACGGAACAGGTTCACTATCATCCGCACAGAAGTCAGAACTATTACTAACACTTGATACCGCTGCCAACATTACCATGTCAGGTACTGTTAATGGTACTGCTGGCACAAGCGCACTAAACGGCGTTGGCACAGCATTTACCAGATTGAATGTTGGTGATAAACTTGAGTTCGTTGGTAATACCAGAACTTATTACATTTCATCTATCACTAACGACACATCATTGTCAGTTGTTGGTGGTCTACCAGCTGGTCTATCAGGTAACACATTCTTTAAGGCATACAAGGTCGGTGATGTTATTGACATGACCGGTAAGGGTTCAGCCGCTGGTGCAACCAGAACTGTCACAGCAACCTCTGGTGTTTCTGGCGCTCTATCATTTGACCTTAAAGAAACATTCCCATCAACTCTCAATGCTACTCTTACATATAAGATGGCCAGAACATCTGCAAAGGAACTTGAGAAGCAGAAAAGATCCGGTCGTTACGTAAGGATTAACTGTTCTTCCGCAGGCACCACTGGTCCATACGATCTTGGTTTCTCTGATGTTTATCAGGTTAAGAGTATTAGACTTGGCTCTGGTTCTTATCCAGCATCTAACACCGCTGGCACAGACGTTACATCTCTATTCAAGGTCGATAACGGCCAGCGTGATGGTTACTATGATCATGGTACTATTACACCAACTGGTATTGGTCTAACCGCAACCGATAGACTATTGGTTGAACTTGATTACTTTGAACCAAACTTCACTTCTCGTGCTGGTTACTTCTCAATTGACTCATACCCAATTGAGGACGATGATACACTATTCAATAGTGCAACCAACATTAGAACTGAAAATGTTCCAGTCTATAAGTCACCAGTCAATGGCAAGGAATATAACCTAAGAAACCATCTTGACTTTAGACCAGTTAAGACTAACACGGCTACAGATACCACAACACCTGCTTCTGGTACTGAAAACCCAACCAAGTCTTATGCATATCAGAACTCAACCAATGGTTTGAGAATACCAGCATCTTCAAGTCAGATTACTTATGACTATACAACCTATCTTGGTCGTAAGGACTTGCTCGTAGTTGATAAGGACAAGAACTGGCAGGTAATCTCTGGTATTCCAAGTAACTTCCCACTTACACCAGATAGCATACCTGGCACAATGACCATTGCGGTTCTTAACATTGTTCCATATCCATCATTGTCACCTGCTTATGCAGCATCAATCAATCGTTCTGATTTGGCAACATCAACCAAGAAGATGTCAAACGCCAGATTTACCATGCGTGATATTGGTACACTTAAGCAGCGTATTGTCAATCTTGAATACTATACATCATTGTCAATCTTGGAGAAGGCAGCTAACGACCTGCTAATTCTTGATGATAATGGTCTTGATAGATTTAAGAATGGTATCTTTACTGATTCATTCCGTGATCAGTCATTGGCTGCCACATATAACAACGATCACCATATCTGTGTGGATCCAGAAGAAAAGGTTCTTCGTCCACTATACACCATGGATTCATTCGGCTATGATTATGTCAGTGGTACAAACACCGTCAAGAATGATGACCTTGTTACACTAACATATTCCGAAGAACTTCTATGGAATCAGTCATGGGTCACCTCTGATCGTAACGTCGAACGCCGTGACTGGTTGTTCGTTGGTCAGGTTAGATTGTTCCCAGAACAGGACGTTTGGGTTGACGTTACAACCGCACCAGACGAACAAATCAATCTTGGAACATGGACACAGACAAACGTTCTAACCAACCAGTCTGTTCTAACCAGCACCGAATGGAATGCTTGGAACAAGTATGTCGTTGGTTATCGTGTTTATACTGGTAACGGTTCAGGTAGAAGCGCCTATAACTATGGCAATCTCTATAGAACATATGACGAGGCAAGAGACGTTGCTAACTCACTAAACCCACCAGGTAATGGTCGTGGTGTTTCTATTGAAACCATCTACAATAACGTTCGTACCGGTACAGAACACTGGATGTCTGACCAGACACAAAGCGCCGAGAGCGGATATAAGATCATCAACACAGAGGTGGTTCCTTACATTCGTCCGCAGGTTATTACTGTAGCCTGTACCTCAATGAAGCCATTCACCAAGGTTTGGTCATTCTTTGACAATGAGCCAATGACGGCTTATTCAAGACCAATCACCTCAGATCAGTATACCGCTATTACTGATGGTGTTGAGAATACACTACCAGAAGGTCCATGGTCTGCCGAAGGTGATGATCTCGTTACTGACGAAAACGGTACTCTATACTTCCAGATGCGTCTACCACCAGAGAAGAAATTCCGTACCGGTAGCCGTGCATTGGTTGTTGCTGATACATTCGTACCGGTTAATGAAGCATCTGTTTCACCGCTTGGTGCATCTGACGATCTATCAACTGGTGGTCGTTCATTCTTCTATGCTTCTGGTACCGCAGTAACAAAGCAGAAAACAATCTATTCTTCACGCCATATTGATTACTTTGATAAGGAAATTGAAGAAACATATAGCAGCAACGCATTCCAGGATATTGCCGCTCCACCACCACCTCCACCAAGAGGTAAGCATTGTTCCGCTTACTCATTCTTGTCACTGGCACCTAATGGTGAAGAAGGCATGTTCCTAACCAGCGTTGACGTTTTCGTGTCACGTATCAGAGACAAGGGCATCTGGTTTGAAATTCGTGAGATGACCGCTGGCGGTACAATCACACGTAACCAGGTACCATTCTCAGAGGTATGGTATGAAGATGTATCACAGATTCCAATCTCTACAGATGGTAAGACAAACCCACTAAACGTTAAGTTCAAGGCACCTATCTTCTTGTATCACAATACAATGTATGCCTTTATCATTCACCCTGTCGATGGTAACCCAGATACATATTTCTGGACTGCCAAGTTGGGTCAGACCGATCTTAACGGTAAGGGTCAGTATAACAACCGTCGTAATACTGGTACATTCTTCCAGACTAACAATAACATCAACTGGGATATCATTGCCGACGTTGATCTAACTTGTAAGTTCTATAGAGCAAACTTTGCCATCAATACAGAAGGTGAAGCTATTCTTGGTAACAAGCCAGTTGAAAATCTGCTACTATCAAGCAGAACAAAGAGCCTCAAGCCAAGACAGGGTGATGTATTCACCACTGGTGCTAAACTTGTTCTATCATCAAACGGAACAATTCAGACTACAGATATTCTAAAGGGTGTAACATCTCTTGCGAACTCATCCGTATCTGCAATCAACGGCTCAACCTATTCAATGTCTAACACTGGATACACCGTTGGTGAAACAATCAACGTCTATGCTGCTAACAATGTCTATCGTGGCATTTCAGCTAACGTTACCTCTGTTTCATATGGTCGTGGTGTTCTAAACTACTATGTTGATGGTCCAACCACAAATGCTGCTATCACTTACAGCATTGCACAGTTGACCAACTCTGACGGTAACTTTAGTGCTAATGATTATATCTTTAGCATCACCAACCCTGATTACAATGCCGTAATCGGTGAGGTAAGAAACTATCGTTATTCTGCTATCTCATTTGAGCCAGCAACCATGAACTTTAAGGACACAGACCTAACGTTCCAGATGCGTTCTTACTCAAATACCAGCGTAGAAGGTTCTTACGTTTCCGTTCAGCCATCAGAAACATACTACTATGATGCCGAACAGGCTCTACACTCAAAGAGCAATGAAACTGCCCTACTCGGTGGTGCAAGATCAAATCAAGTTAGAGCAACATTCCTATCTGGCAAGACTGGTGTTTCACCTGTCCTTGATATGGGTAGAACTCACACAATCTATCTTGATAACGTCATTACTGCCAACTCTGGTGGTGAAACAGCCGCTTCTGGTGGTGAACTAATTAATAGATACATCTCCAGAACTGTTACACTTGCAGAAGGTCAGGACGCAGAGGACATTCAGGTAGTTCTAACCGCTTATCGTCCGCCAAACACAGACGTTAAGGTTTGGATTAAACTCCTACACCGTGAAGATTCAACATTGTTTGATGATGCACCATGGGTTGAACTATCAAGAACCTCAGGCGATGTCTATTCATCACTCGCTGTCAGAAATGACTTCAAGGAATACACATACGGCTTTGCTGCTGCTAACTTGACTGGACCAAACGGCGAAGTTCAATACACCAACTCTGCTGGCATTAAGTTCACAGGGTATAAGTATTTCGCCATCAAGATTGGTATCGTCAATACACAGAACAACACAGCGGTTTATCCTCGTGTTGGTGACTTGAGAGCAATCGCACTACAGATATAAGGTGAATAATGGAAATTGAATTTGATCTACAAAATGACTTTAGTGAAGTAGAAGAATATGACTTTGGAAACGGACCAGTACCAGCACACCGCCACCCTCGTGGTGGTGGCTGGGTGGCAAACACAGCTTCGGTTGATGATACTTGCTATGTCGGACCATATGCCAGAGTTTTTGAGAATGCCCAAGTAAGCGGTAGTTCTATCATCAATGATGGTGCTTCCGTATTCGGTAATGCTACAGTATGCCTTGGTTCAAGAGTTTATGGTGATGCCATGGTATATGATAGCGCCTCGATTAGAGATAACGCCAGAGTAAGTGGTTTCAGTAAAGTATATGGTAATGCCAGGGTCATGAACAATGCCCAGATATATGAGAACGCTGAAATCTATGACAATGCCATTGTATGTAACAATGCTGAAATCTATGATAACTGTAAAGTTTATGGCAATGCTTACATCTATGAGTGTATCAGATTGTATGGTCACACGGTAGTTACCAGAAAGCCACTACTTGGTCTTGGTTTTGATTACCCAGTAACCGTCACCGATCATCATGTTCTATTAGGTTGCACGGTGGCTCCACCATCAATACTAAAAAAACTCGGTAGAAGAATTATAACCATGATCGGTTATGATAGAGAAACCGCCGAGTTATGGTTGGATATCGTTTCTAAACTTATTGAGGTGCATGGTTGTACCGATATCGAGGAAGAACTTACACCAGAGAATGAACGCAATATCATTTTGAACCTAATAACAGAGAGAAATGCCGGCAGTGACAGAGATTCGAGAACCAGATAAAAGAACCGACAGTCCAGGTCTTTATAGGACCCCTGAAGGATTTCTTATAAATAAAGATAACGATGCTTTGGCCGCTTATAAGAAACGCAAGAAAAAAGAGCAGGCGGTAGATAAGTTACAAGATCAGATTACCGAGTTGAGAACTGATATCAACGAGATCAAAGATTTACTTAAAGGATTAGCGAGAAGATAAGATGGCATTAGCAAACGTCGCACTCACAGATACATTTGATTATTGGAGAACAGTTACCAACTCAACAGTTGTCGCTCTTAACGACAAGTTGGTGTTCTGTAATACATCAAATGCTAATACAGTATCTATTCCATCATTCGCTTCCAGAACCAGTAACCTATACATCAATATTCTAACATCATCATCGGTCAATGACGCTGCTTCGGCAAACATTGCATCGGCTCTGGTTGTTAACACTGTTCATGGTCTTGCTCTATCATATACAGCGGCCGCTAACAGTAATGCTCAGATTTCCGTAGCCTCTGCCAATGCATGGTCAAATGCAGTAGGCCTTGGTTCAAACGGTTGGGCAAACATTGTATCACGTTCAGCCAACTCATGGTCAAATACAGTTGGTGCATCAGCCAATGCTTGGTCAAACGCTCTAAACACATACTCAACAACCACATTTGCACCTAAGATTAGTCCAACATTCACTGGTACCGTAACACTCAATGCTGATATCGCTAACCAGACATTGACAGACGCATCCACAATCAACTGGGACGTTTCACTTGGTTCAGTTGCCACCGTTACACTCGGTGGTTCAAGAACAATGGCTGCTCCAACCAATCTCAAAATTGGTACATATATACTTCATGTGGTACAAGATGGTTCAGGCGGCAGATCATTGACATGGAACTCTATATTCAAGTGGCCAGCTGGTGTTGCACCAACTCTTACCTCCACAGCAAATCGCCGTGATTTGTTCTCATTTGTATGTGACGGCACAAATCTATACGGTTCATACCTACCAGATGTGAGGTAATATATGTTTCTGGCTCCGATTGTTAGACCAACTAAAGTTCTTATAATTAGCGCAAACACAAGTGACGTTAATCTATACTCTTCCGTTGATAGTCCAGCATATCCTCTAAACGTTCTTTGCTTCGTTAACGCTGGTGTTACAGGTTCAACACCATCAACTCCAGCTTTTAGAACAAGTTCATCATGGACTCCAGGCACATGGATCTATATTGAAAACAATTCTGCCATCGTAGGTTCAAAAGGAACAAAAGGCAGCACAGGTGCTACAGGTTCCAAAGGTTCTACAGGAACCACAGGCGGCCAGGGAACCACAGGTTCTGACGGCTCTGGTGGTCATGGCGGCGGTGGTGCAAGTCATACTAATACAGGCGGCCACGGTGGTGGCGGCGGCACTGGTGGTGCCGGTGGAACAGGTATTACAGGCGGCCTTGGTGGTACAGGAGCCAAAGGCGGCACAGGTGCCACTGGAGGCGTAGGCGGTACATCATTCGTAGCCGACTCCGCAACAGGCGTTGCTATCGTTCTTAACAATAAAAATGCTATTGTCGGTGGTACAGGCGGCGATGGTGGTGACGGTGGCACTGGTGGTGACGGCGGCGACGGTGGTGCTGGTGGCGCAGGCGGTCACGGAGGAAACGGTGGCGGCGGCGGAGGCGGCGGTGGCGGTGGCGCTCACGGCTACGGCCAGCACTATAACACTGGTGCTTATGGTATTCAGCACGCCCACGGCGCTAACGTCCACGCAGGTGGCGGTGGTGGTGGCGGTGGTACAGGTCACGGCGGTCATGGTGCCGGTGGTGGTGACGGCGGCGCAGGTCACGGCGCTAATCACGGTGGTGCTGGTGGCGGCCCAGGCGGCGGCCACTATGGCGGTAACCAACACCACGCACACGTTCATGGTGGACATGGTGGTGCAGGCGGTGCCTATAATGCTGCTGGTGGTCATGGTGGCGCAGGTCATGGCGGCGGCAACCACGGTGGTGCAGGCGGTGGTCCAGGCGGCGGCGCCGGCGCTTTCGGTGCTACAGGCGCTACGGGCGCTCAAGGTTCAACTGGCGCTCAAGGTGCCACAGGTGATACAGGTGCCGCTGGTGCTCAAGGTAATGCCATCACAGGTAACACATTTATCAATTACATCAACAATACCCACGTATCGGGCCCAGTTTCATAAGAGGAACAAATGAACATCCATTATCGTATAATCAAAGTAGATCCGGAATCACACGGTGTAGTAATCCGTTACTTCACTGATATGTTGACTGAAATGGATCTTGCTTCATCATTCAATGAAGATGGTTCAGTTAAGCTAAATGCTGATGGTTATCCAGTTGCAACCAGAACCGACGTTCTAATGAGCATCTATGATACACCAACTCCATCAGCCGAGGAGATCGAAAAGAGAATTAAGCTAAACGCTCCTATTGATTGGTTGAAGCTACAGGAAGACATTACCAATCCAGAGATTGACACCAGAATGAGAGAACTTAGAAACTTTGTTGGTGATACTAAGTCATTCACCATTGAAGATATTCAAGGTATTAAGAACACCATGATGGCTGACGCTGCCGCTGCAAGAGCGGAGTCAACCTCAGACGTTCCAGAAGAAGTAAGTCTACTAAAAGCATATGATACTGTCACCAACATGATTGATTCCATCAAGGTTCTATCTGAAAAAGATCCATCATTCCTTCAAGAATTGTCGGAACTGCTCAAAAGATAAATATAAATAGGTAGATAAACAAAAGAAAGAGACTCGATGGCCGAATACGTAGAACTTTACATTGACCAAGGGAGCAATTTCTCTACCACTATCAATCTCAACGATGACAATACAAATCTTCCTCAGAATGTTTTTGGGTATTCTGTTAGCAGCACCCTAAGAAGATCACTATTGTCACCGAATGCCGCCGCTAATCTAAGTTGCTCAGTTTATGACGCTCCTAATGGTGAGTTTTTGCTCACTATGAGCGCCAATACTACAGCCAGCTTGCGTCCAGGACCTTATCTATTTGATGTTAAAGTTTCTGACACCACACAAACGGTGACCAGACTTATTGAAGGAGTTATATACGTAACACCATCGGTAACAAAATAAGCTATGTCTATCAAAATCACAACCGGCGGTGATAATAAAGTAAATGTCACCACAACATCTAAAAACAGAATCCAGATCACCAACGGTGGTTCTGGTTCAATGGCTGGTGTAGCATTAGCTACTGACCTTATTCCAATCTGGTATCATGCGAATGGTGCTGCTAACGTAGCAAACTATTCCTATGCATCATCTAATTCAAATTGGGCAGTCCAGAACCTGGTTTATGCCACGGTTAACGCCAACTATACGATGTCCAATGCCGGTTATGTGACGCTAAATGCCGCATACGGAACAGTTAATGCTGTCTATGCTTCTGCAAACTCTAATTGGTCAGTTCAAAATCTCGTTTACGCTACTGTAAACTCTAACTACGTTATGTCTAATGCTGGCTACATTACACTTAATGCGGCTTACAGCACCGTTAATGCAGCCTATGCCTCTATCAATTCCAACTGGACAGTCCAGAACCTCGTTTATGCTACCGTAAACGCTGATTATGTAATGAGTAATGCAGCTTATGTTGCTCTTAACTCAGCCTACGATACGGTCAATGCTGTATATGCTACAGCCAACTCAAACTGGGAAGTCCAGAACGCCCTTTACACAGTTGCTAACACTGTTTACGATACCTCCAATTCAAATTGGGCGGTACAGAATGCCCTCTATTCTACAGCCAATTCTGTTTATGACTCCTCAAACTCTAACTGGGTTGTCCAAAACGCTGTCTATCAATTAGCAAATACAATCTATGCTTCTGCAAATTCCAATTGGGAAGTGCAGAACCTTGTATATGCCACCGTTAATAGCAACTATGTTATGGGTAACGCAGGTTATGTTGCTCTTAATGCTGCTTATGACACCGTAAATGCCGTTTACGCCTCAGCCAATTCTAACTGGGATATACAGAATGTAATCTATGCTACTGTAAACGCAGATTACACCATGTCCAATGCTTCTTACACGGCATTGAACTCTGCTTTCAATACAGCCAATGCATCATATGATTCCGCTAATTCTAACTGGGCAGTCCAGAATACCCTATATGCAACCACTAATGCTGCCTATGTTATGGGCAACGCTGCCTATCATACAATCAACGCAGCCTACGCATCATCTAATTCTAACTGGCAGGTTCAGAACGCTCTTTACGATCTAACCAATACAGTTTATGCATCATCTAACAGCAATTGGACAGTTCAAAATCTTGTATATGCAACTGTCAATAGCAGCTATGTTATGGGTAATGCTGCCTATGTTGCACTAAACGCTGCCTTTGATACAACTAATGCTGTCTATGCTTCTGCAAACTCTAACTGGGTTGTTCAGAACTTAGTTTATGCAACCGTTAATGCTTCCTATACCTTAGCTAATGCAGCTTATGCCAATGCTAACTCACTTGCAATCGGAGCAAACAACTGGTCTAATCTTGTTGGTCTATCAGCCAACAGTTATGCTGGTTATATGGCAAACT